TGTTTCTAAATAACATTCTTTCTTTTTTGTTGTTATTTGTTATACCGCCCTTCCAATTAGGGCGTTCTCCACCTGTCGGAAACGAATAGTTTTGTTTTTTACCCCAAGTTCTTGGGATGCCCTTGTTCCACGCTTTACAGCCCTTTTTTGTGGTGCTTATTTTCTTTTTTGTTTCTTCGGACAACTTACTACCAGTTAACCTTTTAGATGTTTCTGGCATTTTCATACCCTTATTGTAGGGTGTACTTCCTTTCTTAAATTGTCCGTTTTTATTTCTTTCCATATATGTATATATTATACCTAAATTATACTACTTAATGAACAGCTACCCACGAACTGTTAGCCCTAACCATTAACTTATCGGTGGTAGTGTTGTAAAACAATTCCCCATCTTCACCACTTGCGGGGTTACTTGTGCCAGTAGGCACACGGAATGTCCCGCCGTCTGGTATGGTCAGGTTAACAATTAAACCCCTTGTTTATAGGTTTTTAATGTCCTGTTCCATTTTCTTTATTTTTTCAATAATATTATAGTTTTCCATTAGTATTCCCTAAATGTTATACCTACCTCACCCATTTCGTTACAAGTACGTCTATTAACCCTGTAACTATCATTTACATCGTAAGACGGTATAACAACATTTAACCAATCACCTACAGCGTAATTATTAAAAATAGGTTCATCGTACCTGCAAGTTAAATAAATAGTTAGGCGTGGTGCTTGGTATATTTCCAAATGTTTGTCACCTTTATCTTCTAACGTAGTTTGTACGCTAACGTCTGATTCGTTTAATACATCTTGCAGTAAAAAAAATGCTTCCTTATATGTGTTAGTTGAATCACGGGTAACTACTAATTGATTATCTTCGTCAGCCCCGCTACCAATAACAATAGCTTGGTTAACCATACCGTCAATAAATGTTTTACTTATTTGGTAAGTATTAATGTTAAAGTCTTCTTCTAAATAAATATCTCTTGTACTGCCTTTGGGGTAGTAAACATTAAACTGTTTTAGGGTATCAACATCAAAATCATACCCGTCCTTAACTTCGTTAGCCGACATTTTTTTAATAACTTCGGCAATATTTTTATATCTTAAATCAGTCCTGTCCCTGTTTTTAGTAGTTGGGTCTGCACCACGTGTAATACCTAAATCACCGTACGAACCGTTGGTTTGAGTAAAGTTAATTAAACCCCAAGCTATGTCAGAACTGTCGGTTGCTGTGTAAGAAAGACTGGTATCGGTGTAGCGTTTTTCCAATAAGCTAAAAAACCCCTTACTTTGTACGGATATTTTACCTAACTCACCAACACCAGAATTGAATTGTAACTCGGAAATATAACCTGCGTATATTTTATTATCGTCTTCGTCGTATATTTCTATTTCCCTATAAGAAGCACTAAAAATGTATTCAATGGTAATGTCGTGTGCATCGGCAATAGGTTTAATAGCCGTGCTTTCAAACGTAATGTTTAACGATTCACCCTTGTTTAGTTCTTGTACAATGTTAAAACCAACAAAAGGCAATTCCCATATTAGCGTATCATCGCTGTTTTTTACTACGCATCTAAATGTCATAAACCTAAATAACTATCCCTGTAGGTTATCAACACCAAAGCGTTGTAACCGTACGTGGTAGCAGTTAACTTAATACCATTACCCCCAGAGTCCAAAGACAACCAATCACCACTAAAATACTGTCTTAAATTAGTAGTACCATTTAATATAATTGTTCTGTTAAAAGTATCTATTACAACCTGTGAACCGTCTGTTATGTCGTAGTCTATTGAAAATGCTTCGTCGTTTGTTTCGTTTGTTAAAGTAGCGTCTTCAAGCTGTCCATATAATGTAATAATTGGGTATGATTTAGTATTACCGTCATTAATTACATTAGCAATAACATCACCACCGCAACTCATATCTAACGGTAATTCAAACGGTAAGCCCCAACCACCGCCCGACCATAAAGATATTAACGAACTCTTTTGGTCTTTACTATTAAAAAACGGGTATGGTGCAGTAAGTTCTAACCTTACTGTACTAAATATCATTTGCCCCTTTGTATATGGTAAGTCAAAGTCACCTGTGACAATAGCGTCACATATAACATCAATACCCGAACGTGTGGTAATGTAGACCCTTTGTAAGCCCCGTGTTATATCACAAGCCAACTCTAATGCCCGTCTTTTTGTTTCGTAGTCGGTGGGGTCGTTGCCTATTATTTCCAACTCAATACCCATAACACGTCTGCCGTATAAGCTAACGCCTAAATCAGCCCCGTGTGTGCTTCCACGTTCTTTAACGTCTACTTTTAGTGACGGAAATCCAAACCCTGCAAGGTTACCAAAAATGTAACCAGAGTCTAAAGTCCCCATTGTTAAGTTATGTATTTTAATTGTTTGTATCATAGTGATGTCCTATATTTGTATGCCAACCTTTCTACTATAGTATCAACGTCCAGCCCGTCAGACGGGTATACGTTTATGTTCTGTACTACTGCTTTACTATTTGAAACACCAGCCCCCGCATTAGATGCCAGAGTACTGCTTTTGGTAAACGACACGTCACCAAGCGATGCGTATGCGTCCTTTATTTTACCAACGCCTGTTTCTACCAGCTCTACTAAAGACGGCGATTCTTTGTGGAACGGGCTTATCTTTTTTAACCCCTCTTTTATTTTATCAACTATTTCCTTTACCTTGTTCCACGCATTAATAAACGGTTGTACTATTGAATCGTATATTTTATCGCCAATACCTTGTAAAAAGTCCTTTATAGAATTAAAGGCAAGTACAATGTAATCCCATAACATTTTAGACTTTTCTTTTATCCAGTCCCAATTAGTAATTATTAGGTAAGCCAAAGCCCCCACAACTACACCTAACGCAATTAACGGTGCTGTTGCTATTAACACTTGTATTGCCAACGCACCCATTGCTATTGTCATTGATATAATTGCGGGTATCATCATTGCCGTTATACCTATGGCTACTGCCTTTACAATGTCCTGATGGTCTTTTAACCATTGCCACAGTTCTTTTAGTTTGGGCATTGCCTCGTCCTTTATCCAAACTACAACATCTTTAGCAACGGGAAGTAAAACCATACCTATTTCCCTCATTAAAAGGTTGAACTCGTCTTTTAGGTTTGATATTTGTCCTTGTAAGCTACCAGACTGGGCTTCCATTAGGTTATTGAACTTACCGTCCTCGCTGGTCATTGTTTGGAACGCTTTTTCAACATCTGCAAAACCTATTTCACCAGCACTAACCATTTCCTTTATTTCCGATTCGGTTTTATTTAGGTTTGTGGCAAGTTCTGCAATTAAAGGAACACCAGCCCTTGCAAAGTCCCTTAACTCAACGCCTGTTAGTTGTCCTTGTGCCTTTACCTGTCCGTAGTTGTAAGCCAACCTGTCTAATGGTACTGCTAACCCAGCCGATACGTCACCAACTGCTTTTAGTGTGGGTATTATTTTATCTGCTTCTATACCCATAGCCAGTAATTGTTTGGCGTTTTGCTCTATACCTTGTAATTCAAAGGGTGTTTTTTTAGCCATAATAGCCAAGTCATTTAACATAGCCGTAGCACGTTCTTGGCTATCTAACATAGTGGTAAAAGCTATCATTGATTGCTCGTAGTTACCTGCCTGTTTAAGTGCCATAGTACCAACACCAGCAATAGCAGTACCTACAACTGCCATAGCACCTGTAATTATGGCACTACCCTTAACCATAGTGTTAGTAAACGAATTAACTTCGCCTTTTGACTTTGATAACCCCTTTTGAAAGTCGGTTGTATCTGCTTTTATTCTGGCGATTATGTCGCCCATTACCATTGCCATTATTTTTTATATTTCTTTCTATCAAATACTATTTTTTGCTTTAACCTTTGTAAACCTGTTCGGTCTAGTTCCGAATCGTCTAACCCAGTTAACTTCGTTATTTCGTTCTTTATGTCCCTAAACAACGTTCTTGGCTCTTTGCTGTGAGGGTTTTGTACAATTAGTAGTTGTATCAAATTGTCCTCTAACTTATTACGTTTGCCAGTACGTAGGTATAGCCCAACATCGCTGGGATAAACCTGTTCCTTTATCTGTTTAGGCGACCAACCATAAAGATAGCCAAGTTCGGCTATTATTTTTTCAAGCCATTGCCCTTTGAGGTAACTACCGTCGCCTTTCTTATTGGTAGTCCCTCTAACACTTTTCCCAATTCTTTGAACTCGTTAACTTCAAATATTGCTTTAACTACCTTTGCCAAGTCGGTTAAACCGAACTCTTTTTCTATGGTTTCTTTCGGTATACCAGAACCCAGCGATATAACTTCTAACAATTCTGGTAACGCCTCTTTTAGCATTTTAGGTAGTGCTTTTATTAGGTTTTCTTCGGATACTTCACCCATTGCGTTTAGCTGTTCGGGTATCTTTTCCAAAGCACCTAATAATTCTGCATACCTACCTAATGCTAACTTTTCTATTTTATATTCTTTGTTGTCAATTTTTACTATCATAGACGAACATTGTGCCTGTTTCTAATGTCTATTTTTAAGCACCAGAATCACCTATTAACCCAAGCATATCACCGTCCAACCTTGTTTCGTCAATTATTCCTTCAAATTCCAACTCAACCACTCTTTCCTCGTCAACCTTAAAAGGTATATCTATGGAATTGGTTACAATGGCTTTGTAGATAACTACGTCTTCGGACAAGTCATCACTATCGTTTGCTATTGGGTGTAATACAAGTGTTTCTGCTACACTTGATAACCTTAAACCTACATCACCACCCAACTTAATTGAAGAAGCCAAGCCGTCCCCTGCTGGTATTGCAATAGCCAAGTTAGCTATTGACGATTCAGCTAAAGGTACTGTTGCCCTTAACCTCTGTCCAATTAATACTTTTTCTGCTGGTGTGCTTCCGTATTGGTCTACGGTTATATCGTGAATGTCTGGCTCGTAAGTTACAGTAACCCCACCTTTAGTATGACCTAAAGCTGTAGTACCGAACGTTACAGAGCAAACACCCATTTTTACATTAGATATGTCACTCATTTATTTTCACCACCTTTCAAATTAGAACTTAATACTTTTACTAACTCATTTTTGGTTGTCTTAAAATTAATTTTTGTATATTTCTTACTATTACAACTTTTACACAAGGGTTGTATGTTTTCAATATTATCAGAACCACCTTTGATAAGTGGTATTATATGGTCTTCTGTTAGTTTGGTATTTGGTTCGGATTTACCACACCCGCAACAAGTCCAATTATACTGTGCTTTTAATGTTTCCCAATCACCCTGTGTATGACCACCTATGGCATTTCTTTTTAATGCCCTACGTCTTGCATTTAAAAACCTCTTTCTCTCTTGCGGGTTATTACTAAAAATACCGCCTTTCCAGTTTGAATTATTCTCTCCTCTATGTGCTGACTTTTTCATTTTGTTTTTAGTTTCATCACTCATTTTCTTTCCTTTGTGAGAACCACTCATTTTAATTTTAGCTTTTTCGGTGTGTTTCTTACCAGTCATTCCAGCAGTATGCCCTGTCTTTGAAATACTCATTTTTAACCTTGATTCCTTTGAAAAAGACTTACCTTTATTCCAAGCAGAACAACCTTTTTGAAAACCATTTTTAGCAGTACTTTCTTTTATTTTTTCCGTTCTTTCATAAACACCTCTTGGCATATTATATCTTTTCCTTTCCTATTAACTTCAGTAATTCTTCTTTAGTGGTACGAAAATTAATAACATTTACTTCATTACATTTAGGGCATTTTATTTCTAACCTACCTGCGTAAATATATTCCATAGCCAATAGGTTACGGCACTTACTGCACCTGAACTCTCTGTATGGTTTTTCGTCTATGTATTTCATCGTCTATATTTACAAACAAAATTAATACTGAATTCGTGTCTGCCCTTATCATCACGCCCTATGTGTTCGGGTTCGTACATTAAAAATATGTAATAAAAATATTTACTACCCTCTACAAGTTCAATGTTTGTTTTTTGGTGCAACGCTTCTACTATATCATTTACCAGACTTTGCCCTGTGGCGTAACTTGTATTCCTTACTAACACTTGAAAGGTTGGGTCTGCTGTTGGTAAATATCTGTCTGGCTCTAACCCACCTGTATTATAAATAACCACTTGGTTATTTGGGCTTTCGGTTAACCTTGACTTGAATAAATCAGTACCCGCCGTTAAGCTGGTTTGTGCGTCTAAATATGTATAAACATCATTAATCATTTTATTATCCCCCCGCCCATTTCATAACCAACTATATCTGAAAGCCGTTTTAGGTTATGCTTAATAGGGTCTTCCAAGTATTTACCTTTTCTACCTCTTTGAAAATTGTACTCTGGGTGTTCGTGTAGTCTGTGTGCGTACTTTGTGTGGTAACCAACCTCTACAGTATCTTTAGGTGTAAACGGGTGTGTGTCTACCCTACCAGAATTGGCAAGTGTACCCTTATCAAAAGGCACTTCTTTGTTTGACAAACGTAATAATTCATCGCCAACCATTTTTAATGCCTTATTTCTTGCTGGGTCTACCCTTTTATTTAGTTCTGTTAATAAATCAACAAATAACATTATGCTTCCCACCTTTGCACCCACACCTCATAATGGTGAACTTTTGATATATCGTCTAACGCTTCCTTTAGCCCTATAACCCTGTAATCCTGTCCGTCATAGGTAACCTTTGTGCCTATACTTAAACCCTCTGTTTCCCTATCCATATAAAGTAACGCATCTGCCATAACGTCCTCACCTTTGTCGTTTGTTATTAACTTGTTTTTTAGTTGAAACCTACCAAAATAATCAACACCACCACTAAAGGATTCCTCGTTATATTCATTACGAGTTATGGTGCTGTATACGGTAATTGTATGTTTAAGTAAGTGCCTTATAGCTGTATACGACCCTTTTTATTGTAGATGCCTTTTAGTAAGCTACGAGCTGTTGGGGATATAAAACGGTTTTTACCGCTTTTAACTTTATAACTGTATCCCTCTAATTGCTCTGATTCGTAGTCTACTGCACCTGCAAAGTAGTCGTTTCCTTTCTCAATTATATACTCAACTTGTGCTAACGTTGCACGTGTTACCGCTTCTGGTATGGTTTTACGCCATTTGGTATCGCCACCTAAAAAAGCGTCCTCGTCACGTGGGAACTTTCCAAGTTGCCTAATTACATAGAAAGATGTGCCGTCTGGGTTTGTAGTCCAATCAGGGCTTACAGTTATTTTGTTAGATGATTTAGTTGACGATATTATATTGCGTAACTGTCCGTTACCCGTACCGCCAATTATTTCTACCTGACAATAAGTAAAATAATCGTCAAAATACACCTTTAACGGTGAATCGCTTGACGTATCAATTAAATAGTTACTGCCACCCGATGTTGCAAGACCAGAATAAACATCATCTACGTGCTTCTGTTGGAAACCAACGTAGCTGTCAACCAATTCCTCTGCTTGGGACATTTGGTCTTCTGCCTCTGTAGCATCAGTTACTTGTATGTTAGAAAACTGTTCAATTTCGTCTTCTGTAACATAATTTCTTTTAGTCATAGTATTATTATATCACCTACCTTTCGTACATTAAACATCTAAATGCTTGTACCAATCCTTGCTTTCTTTAGTGCCAACATTTTTATTATCACGGTCATACCACCCGTCTGTATCTTTTGTAGCAAATATTTCATCAACCCGTGTCTTAAATGGTTT